CGTAAATTGCAATTTCACGATGATCGAACGCGGCGGCGAGAGATTCGATGGCCGCGGCCTTGCTGAGATTCGTGGTGTTGAAGTCACGCAGGCGCACGCCCATGCGCCGCAGTTCGTCGTTGTTGGGTTTGCCCATCGCGTTACTCTCCGCCACCACCAGGTAGACGCCGTATCGGTGGCACACCGCGTGGATCCTCGCCCGCTGCGCGCCGTAGTCCATCATCGTGAACCGTTCTATGTGCGCCACCTCACGCGTGGTCTGGTCGATGACGGTGAGCACGGTGTAGTCATTCGACAACGCCCAGTCGAGGCCGGCGACGTAGGTGTGGTCTGCGTTAGGCGCATCAACGTGCTGCGCGCGCACTGCGTCAGTGACGCTCCTGAACACGCCTCCGCCGTCGTCCACGAATTCGGCGAGCCACTCCTGCCGGAACGTGCGATCGCTCACCGTTTCCCGTGCGCGCTCAAATGCCTCGCGGATCGTCGGCATGGGATTCGCGGATGACGGCGCTTGAAAGGATGCGATGCGGTCGCTGTGCTGACGGCCCTTGAGCCACTCGCGGTAAAACCAGTTTCGTCCTACCGGAGTCGAGATGAGCATCGCGCGTCCGCCGCGATCCGCAAGCGTCGGCTGAATTACGTCCGTCCACGATTCCTCGGAGACGCGTGACGCCTCGTCGATGATGACGAGGTCGAACGACATGCCGCGCATCGCGTCGGGATTGTCGGCGGAATACACGAACAGCGATCCGCCAGACGGGAATACGATTTCGCGCTCACTCCTGCGCACGGTGAGCTTGTGTGCCACTGGCGCTACGGCCCGCTCCGCAGCGCGCCACAGTGGACGGCTGTTGCGATACGTCGGCGCGATCCACGCGACAGTAGCGCCGAGGTCTGCACAGGAGAGGGCGTAGGACGTCGCCATGAATGACTTACCCCACCGTCTCCCCATCGCCACGATTTTGAACCTCGCCGGGTTCCCGATAATGTTCAGCTGATCGGGCCGCAAGGGAGGCAACAGCGGCTTCGTGGTTGAAGACTGTAGGTTTGATTTCGATTGCCTGCCCATCTCGTCCGCTGATCTCCTGTTGCACGCGCTCCACGTATCCGCGCGACTTGCCGAGCGTCTTCAAGGTGAAGCACACGGCCCACGCCTCGCCGTTGATCACCGCGCGGCTGAGCGCGCTCTCGGCATGGTCTACTCGCTCCTCCCGTGCACTGTTGAGAATCACCTTCAGCGCCGGGGTCTTGGTAATCGTTCGGCTGAGATATTCACGCGAGACACCGAGGCGTCTCGCAGACAGCGCGACGTTGCCGAACGTCTCCATCAGCGCCGCCTCAATCATCTTTCGCGTAAGCCTAGCCATTTTTTACTCCGTGACCTCTGTGACCAGCACAGGCGTCTTGCCTGTCGCTGTCGCCCACCGCTCCAGCGCCACCGCCACGTATTCCGGAGCGATCTCCATCGCGCGGCATTTGCGGTTTAGCTGTTCGCAGGCCATCAGCGTCGTGCCGCTGCCGCTGAATGGTTCGGCGATGTAATCAGATTCGTTTGACATCGCTTCAATGTACGCCTTCGGGAATTCAACTGGGAACATGGCTGGGTGATACGCGTCAACATTCCGCGCCAGCTGAGGTGGGCATCGAATTACTGTTCCGAGTTCTCTCATCGGCCTAGTTTTTATTGGCTGCTTCTTCGTGAGTCCCCCATCAGACTGTCTATCGTGTACATGATCGCTCACGTATCCTGCCGTTTTGTTTGGCACAGTTGGCACGAGATTTTTGGATTGCGCGCCAAATACGAACACAAACTCGTGCTCAATCGGGAACATAGCAGTAAGCTTCCCAACTGCGCCGTTCTGGCCTTGATCCCATACATTCCAGCTCAGCAGTTTGTATCCGCATTGCTTTGCCGCAGAAATGTATTCTTGCCAGTACTCAACGATCTCATTGTCCGCACGCTTGATTCCGAGATTGACGGCTTGATACATGACATGCGAGCTGAAAGCTGAGATGAATTGAGACAGCTTCGTCTCGGCCATGTTTCCGCCCTTGTAATCGCGCATATCTGCGTATGGCGGAGACGTGAAAAGCAACTCCGCCCGCTCACCATCCATCAACCGAGCTACATCATCGGCGCTCGTGCTGTCTCCGCACATCAGCCGATGCTCCCCCAGCTGCCAGATTTGGCCGCGCGCCGTTCCCCACTTCGCCGCAAGCTCAGCGCCTTTGTCGATCTGCGGTTCGGCGTCTTCGAGCGATCCTCCGATCTCCGCGCCGTAGTCAAGGCCGTTCGCTTTTGCGAGGTCTGCCAGCATTCCCTGCACGGCTTCGCTGGTGGTGCTCACGTCGCGCAGGAGAGCGTCCAGATTCGCCTTGTCTGCCGTAGCCATCGCTGCCACAGGATCGAGCGTGAGCAGGATTTTCTGTTCCTCTTCCTCCGAAAGCTCGACCTCAACGAACGGCACAGGCGTTTCGTCTCCCAGCTTCAAGGCTTCTTCAATGCGTGCGTGCCCGTCCAGCACATGACCCGTCGTCCTGTTCACGATGACGGACTGCACCCAGCCGACGTCACCGAGGATCCCCGTGAGCGCGTCACGCTGCGCCTTCGGATGGATGCGCCAGTTCAACGGGTTGGCCATGAACGAAATCGCAGGCTGTTCGCCGTGTCCGACAATGCGGTTACGCCACGGTTCGCGCTTGCTCACGATCGTCGCCCCTTCCAGAAGTCCTCGAGCACTCCTGCGAATCGGCGCACGTCGTATCCCTGCCAGTTCGGGTGATATCCGAATTGGAAGATGCACGCGCCGTTGAGCACGACGGGACGATTGCGCCGGTAGTCGAGCCACCAGCTGCACCACTTCGCAAATTGGTCGTCGTTGTATCCCGCCCAAGCAAAGCCGCCAGAGCCGGCTTCTACGCCCGTCTCGCCGCAGAAGTGAACTACGGCCCTGCTTGCCCCGCACTGCGTCCAAAACGATGCATCGCGTCCCTCATACCATTCAGGCGCGATGATTTCGGCCTGCGCAGGAGGAGCGTCGGCGAATCGCTTCCCCTTCGTGTAGAGGTGCCATCCGATGCGGACGCGGCCGGCGTTCTGCTGTGCGAAGGCGTAGTAAGTTTCTTTGAACGTCTGCACGATCGCGGGATTCGTGATGTCAGGCGTGCCGTGCGAGAACTCGCCGATGACGAGCTTGCGAGACGGGTTCTTCGCCCACATCGCGTTACAGAAAGCGCGTTCGTATTCGAATCGGCGGCGAAGTTCGTCGGGCGTGCCGTAGCAAATCCAGTCGCACTCGTTCGCGCATGTCGTCCACATGTTGGACGGGATGTTGGCGAGGCCGGCTCCCGCGTGATCGGCGAGCCACGACGGGTCGGGAGCATTCTGAAACCAGAAGCGCGCGGCGATGATGGCATCGGGATACTGACGAGCGGCCGATGCTGCTCCCATGAGGTTGTCCATGAACAGCACGCTGCGGCATCCGCGCGCGAGAGCGTCCATCCCCGCGTCCCCGTCGTTGAGACAACTGACGCCGAGGAGATACTTTGCGTGCTGCCAGTCCTGCACAGGCGCGGGCGGCTGCGGCTGTGGAGGCGTCGGCGTGTTCACGAATCGCCAGCCGTCGCCGCGTACCCAGCCGTCCCCCACGACGACAGAGCCGGCCGTGACGCTGACCTTGCCCCACGTGTAGCGTTCGGCCGTCGTGGTGCCCAGCACATCGAACAGCTGGCCGGGCTGGAGCCAGTACCCGGTCAGCGTGCCCGACGACGTGCTCGGCGCGCTGCGGACGCGGAATCGTTCGGTCGCGGTGATGAGAGCCTTTCCGGAGGTTTGAGTCATAGAAGTTTTCAGACGGACTCGATTCGGGATGGTGGACGACCATCGGCGCGCGGCTTGTTCCGCTGCGTCAAGCACGGCCTTCGTCGTGACGATGTTTGCCCCGCGATCGCCGCGATAGAGCGGATCGTGGTAGACGGTGTCGGAGAGGCGAACGATCCAATGCGCGAAATCGCCGTTCACCTGGTATTTGCGCGGCAGCATCTTGTAATCAACAAGGCTGATGCAGGGGAACGGCGCCGCCGTGTCCGCGACGATGTTGATGCCGAGATACTCGCCCATGCGCACCAGGTCGCGCGCCGTGGTGCCGTCTTGTGCCACGTCGAAGCGCTTCGACAGGTCGGTCACGGTTGCGGCCGTTGCCAGCGCCGGGTTGACGCTGCCAGTGAGCATCGCCACGCATGCCGGTCCACAGTCGTTTCCTCGCGGCGCGTTGTCCAGCTGGTTGACGTAGGGGATATCCATATCAGCACTCAACAGATCGCTTGCCACTGGCAAGAAATCCTTTCTGTG